CTGTTAAAAACAAAATCGCCAATAGAGCACAGCATTTATATTTCCTCATCAGTTAGGCTAGTAGCCTGTTTTGCCATGGCGTTACTAATGGCTTGCTCTACCTCAACCGTACTGGTTGGGTTGTGTATGGCGACATGCATGGTGATATTTTGAGTGACTTGTGTTGGCTTTTGGCTGCTAGATTGTTGCTGTTCTTTATTCGATACAATTTGTGGGTTTAATGGGGTCGTTTTTAGTTGCAGTGACGCATTTTTGACAGGGATAACTGACTCTGTGACTTGAGTCTCTGGCGGTAACGGGCTTGCTGCCAATTGTGTTGTGATGACTCCAGTGGCGACCGCTTTTGACACAGTGCTAATAGGTTTGGCAATGGAGGTAATGACATTCTTCTTGACTGACTTTTTAGATGCTTTGTTGTCTTTTTGATTGGTTTTGCTGTTTTCGATTGTTGCCTCTTCCTCACCAAAACCCAAAAAATCCCCAACGGATGATAGGGCGGTACCGAGCATGCCAATCGCTTTAATGGCGGTGGTGATTGGCAATAACATGAGAGTAAAGACATTACCTATAACAGCTCCGATCATCTCGCCTGTGCTGGCAAAACCTTCTAATTGCTCACTTGCCATGTTGACAGGGGTAAGAAGAGTGGTAAACCAGTTAGCAACATAGCCAATAGTATCGCCAATCCAAGCAAACACAGCGCCTAAAGGTGAAAGGAATGAGAACAAAGGCTGTAAGGCTGTTTTTAAGGGGTCTATTGCACTCATAAACCCATCAAATACCCCGCCTAAAAAGGCGGAAATAGGCTGCCAATATTTATAAACTAACAAGGCGCCAGCCGCGACGGTTGCAATCGTTAGTCCAATAGGGTTTGCTGCCAAGGCCACATTGAGTAACCATTGCCCCGCTGACAGTAGTTTTGTTGCCACACTGGCCGCTTTCATTTTGAGGTTAGCGAGTGTAAACGCAGCACCTAATGATTTTAAGTTAATCGTTAACAACGACGAGGATGCCGCACCGATACGTTGTGAGACCGACAGCATTTTTGTGCGCATAGTCGCGATAAGCATCTTTGCATTAGTAAACGCCACCGTGTTTTTTAATTGGCCGATTGGATTCCTTAACAGTTGAACGGACTCTTTAGCTTTGCCGTATGTGCTTTTCAGGTCATCAATCGTACTTAATGAGCTAGATATTGTGTCGTTAACCGAATTAAATGTAGTAAATACAGAGTCCTTAATGGCATTTAATGGGGTGGTGATTGATTCATTAATGGTACTGAAGGCATTAGAGATTGAGTCATTGACCATATTTAATGGTGTTGTGATTGAGGTATTAATCGTATTTAACGCACTAGAAATTGAGCCATTAATGGCATTTAAGGATTTGGCGATGGTATTGCTAGTGTTCTGCTCTGTTGACGGTTTTTCAGATGATGCCGTGATGCTTTCTTCAGTTTGACTACCGTCATCCACCTTGTTGAGTGTCATCGTCCGTGAATTAAGGGAGGTGATGGCGTTATCGACGAGATTGATTTTGTCATTAATTTCGTCTAGCGCGTCTGTATTAATGGTTAATGACAGCGTTTTTTGATGTAACGATAAACAAGATTCTTGCAGTATATTCACGGCATTTATAGCACTCGAAAAAGCAGCGGCTCCTTTCCATACTGCGCCTATCGTTATATCTACAGCCATTATTCATCTTCTCTTTGGTTAAAGTAAACGTTGTTGTAAGACGGTTTGAGCTTCTTGTGTAAAAAAGCGATAGTCACTGAGCGACAAGTTATCAACCTCACTAAAGGGTTGGTGAAACGCTCTTGCTATGAGTGCTTTTCCTTGCCGAAACTCAACGACCTCTATTCTAAAAAACTTTGCACAACGCCTTGTAACTTGCCGTAGTCTTTTAGGTTCATGTCTAAAATTTCGTCATCGGTTAATTGTGAAAGATTTGAGATAAGCTCGATTTCTTTCTGCTTCTCACCAACCACATCATCGAGCATAACCATATCGCGCACTTTGGGTTCACGCATGGTGACTTTTTTCCCATCAGATAAAGTAACTTCGTTCATGTTTAATACCTTTGCATAGCGTTAAAGAGTGGATTACCGGATGATTAATCCACTTTAAATAAGTCGTTATAGAATATGCTTACGCAATGTTTCCATGTGATCAACACCATCAATTAGCGCGATCATATTAGTGGCATCTAAGGCAATATGAGTCACACCATTAATTTCTAATGAATACTGTTCAATATAGATTTTGATTGTGCGTTCCACTTCTTTACCGGCTTCCCAACTGCCATCATCGGCATCAATTTCACCTTTGAATGTAGCCACCACCGGTATGTTCGTGTTTTTTTCTTTGATTGAGCCTTTTACAACAAACACACTTTCATTTGTTAAATTGGCTAACACACCCACAACGGATTTATGGTATTCAGACAAAGTTATTTCTGCTTCCATTGCTTTAAAAACCCCAGTGCCTACTGAACGTTCAAAGCCTCCTGCGGTAAAGGTTTCACGCATTTGCTCAATTTTTGGTAATGTGACGGTTTTGCCTTTTCCTAGGCGTGCTTCACCGTTTATAAAAACGGTCATACCTACTAAGAATTGAGGAACGTTATTACTCATTATTCACCCCCATTTATGTAATTAATTAGTACTTCATTCCAGTTGTCTGAGTACACTAGTTCAATATTTAGTTCTCTAACACTTGGCATATCACTGACAAGGACGGTTAGGTAAAACTTACCTGCTGTGACGGTTGCTTTTGTATTTTTTTCAGGATCAAAAAACACTTCAAAGCCAATGATCACATCGTTGCCTTTTAATTCGTTGGCAAAGGTTTCGATTGAGTTTTTAACCCATATCAGTTCACTGGCTTCACGGTCACGTGCCCATTTTGCTGATTGATTGATTGCGGCTAATAAACGCTGAAAGCATCGAACACGATCAAGACTTTGCCAAATTACGTCTATGTCTGTTGTCTCAAAGCCATAAGTACGAAAACCCACATCACGCAAAATCATTGCAACGCCGGCTTGACGCATACGCCTTGCTTCACACTCGCCATCGACATATTCAATAACACGCTTGCTAGCACTCACGCCTTTCACCGCTCTGTTAGAGTGTGACTTAGCCCACCCAAAGGGTTTAGCATCAAAAGACGCAATCACACCCGCGTACAAAGCAGAGGCCGATACATCAACACCATCTGCTTCGTACATGCCATGAGTGAGTAAGGTAGATTGTGAACCGTAGTTTTTTGACCAAGCAATAACACCGGCTTCATCGTCTGAAAAGTTATCAATAATGGCGGTGGCTGAAATGGCAGATGCAATGGCATCAAGTTTTGCACCCAGTGATAACTCAGCACTGAGTACAGGCGCAATAAGTAAACCGCCAGACAACGAAACGCCTGTAATACCTTCTGCTTTTTTGAATAAATTACACGCCTCTAACAACGCATCATCGGCACACACATTTAATAAAATAGGGCAGTTAACACCTTGTAAGTTAATGCCTTTTAAGGCGTTAACAAGCGTGCCTTCACTAATACCACTGTCACTCAAAAATGTAAGAGTGTCTTCCGCATTATTAAACGCAGAAAAACCGTGCATTGTTGTCTCCTCAGTAACCCCTAAAACCCCTATTGCCGTTGTTGAGGAAACCGTTATAGGCCTTGCGGCTTGTACCGACGTTGAGCCGTTTATGCCAAAATTTAAATTCATAGTTATGTCCCTTCTGTTATTTTTAACAACGCGGTTATTTGAGCTTGAAAATTATCTAGCAGGGTTTGTAATGTGCTGGCTTTTTGTTTCGAATCAATGTCGTCGAGGGTGGCGGATTCCATACCGTCGATCACAGCGACTGACTTTGCTAAGGCTTGTGCTTTTTCTGCTTGCTTTTGTGCAAGTTGTTCGGGAGTTTCTTGCTTTAAGCGCGCATCACATTCTGCTTGTAAAATCGCTATATCGTCGTCTGTGGCGGTTTCTGTCAGCATTCTTTGCGCACGTTGTGATTTATCGCTCCAGCCAGACAGCTTGTATTGATTTGCATAATGAGAGAGTTGTGCCCGAACCGTGTCGGCAAGCTCAGCAACCGTCGTTTTAGCGTCTTGCTTTTGCAGTGTGATGAGTGCGGCGGATACCTCTTGTTCTTCTTTATCGGTTAATACTCTCCAGCCTTCCTTGTCTTCAATCAGAATGTGATCGGCTTTGATTCCAGCACCACATTGGTAAAGTGCATTTACTGTGCGCATTTTTAAACGCAAATCGGCATTAGACATTTTGATACTCCTCTACTGAAATTGAACCCTGTCCATACGATGGGAGGTAAGAGAGTTTAGATCCCGTGGCATGTTGTAGCAGAGCAATTTTGTAATATCG